GCCTGGAGTCCGCTTCCAGTCTCGATTCCGAGTTGCGCCAAACCACCAGGCCGCCCAGTGGCCAGATCGAAGAGCAGCGGCAGGAAGTCTCAGTAGAACAGCGCTGGAAAGAGATTAAGGCTCAGGAAAAGCTCAGGAAACACGAGCGCGTGCTGATGGACCGGCAGGAGCGGGCAGCTTTCCGGTTGTGGGGCATTACGGGCGAAGCCCATCCTCTCCTGCGTGCTAATCAGCTCTCTAAGGACTCGCCGGAAATCAAGCGGCTGCGCGAGGAATTGCGTGATGTGGGCGTTACCGGCTGGGGCGGGTCCGCCATGGGCGTAGGCTCTCCCACTGCCTCGATTCCCACTTCCGTTTTTGTGCCCCAGGGTTTTATCTACGACGTTGAGATTGCCCTGAAGGCCATCGGGGATTTCATCGCAGCCTGCGATGAGATTCCGACTGCGACTGGCGCGCCTCTGCCTTATCCGACCAGCAACGATGTCACTGTTGAGGCGGAGATCGTGGGCGAGGGCCAGACGGTCAGTAACCAGGACGTGTTCATTAGCAACGTGGTTTTGCAGGCTTGGAAATATGACACGAAATTAGTGCCGGTTTCCTTGGAGCTGCTTCAGGATTCCGCGTTCGACATGGATAAATTCCTGGTCAACGCTTTTGCCATCCGCTTACAGCGTGGTTTGACGCGCGATTTCACCAACGGCAACGGTGTCAATTGCCCGCGCGGCATCCTACTGGACGCCGAACGTGGCGCGACTGCGGCGGGAGCAGCGGACAATTCCGGCATTAACTCACAGGATGGGACTAACTCGATTGGAACTACCGATCTACTCAACTTGATCCATTCGGTTGATCCTCTCTACCGTTTCAATGGCAAGTTTGCCATGCACGATCTGACCAAGCAAACCCTGGAACAGACCCTGGATAAATTCGGGCGTCCGATCTACCTGCCCAATCCGCAAACTGGCAAGCTCGAATCTCTCTTTGGCTATCCCATCGTGCTGAATCAGTACATGCCGACGCTCGATTCCACCTCGCCGGCTACTGTGCCTGCCACCGTGCTTTATGGGGATCTCAAAAAGTACAAGATCCGCAAGGCGCGGGACTTTTACGTTTTGCGGCTGGTTGAACGTGCTGCCGAGCAGGGCCTCGTGCTCTTTATCGGCTTTGCGCGTTATGACGGCCGCCTGGTTGACGCCGGGACTCACCCGGTGAAATACCTCCAGATGGCGAGCTGAGTTAACCCACCAAAACGGGCCTGGGTTTAGGTTCACTTCCAGGCTCCGCACTTTCTATAACGATTTGTAGGGGCGACGCGCCGCGTCGCCCCTACTGAAAATTGAGAATTTACTATGGGCTCGATCCGAGTTGAAATTCCGCCCGTCTGTGAGCCGGTTGATCTCGCAACGGTCAAGGCGCACTTGCGCGTCACGATTGACGACGACGACTCGCTGATCTCCATGTACATCACGGCGGCGCGCGAGCTGTGCGAAGATTTTTGCGCGCGGTCTTTCATCAATAAGGGCTTTGCGCAGTATCTTGACACGTTCCCTTACTACGTGGATTCCAACCCGTCGCAGGTCGGCTATGGGCCAAGCTTCTACACCTGGCCTCGCTACGCGACGACGCTCTGGAATGAGGCCCAGCGCATCCGGCTGTACCGCTCTAACCTGCAATCGGTTTCGAGCATTGTCTACCTCGACGCGGTGACGATGAAATTTCTCACACTCCTGCCCTCGACGGACGTGAGCGGAGTGGGCGGAGATTTTGTGGTGGACGCCAGCTCTAAGCCTCCGCGTTTGTTTCCAAATCCCGGCCAGTTCTGGCCGGCAGCGGCCTTCACGCCCAACGCGGTCTGTGTGCATTATGTGGCCGGGGATAATAATGACGCGGCTATAGCGGGTTTTTTGCAGGCCATGAGTCCGGCCATTTCACCCGCCACTAGCGCGGCGAATTGCAGCCCGCAAGAGGCCGCGCTTCGCCAGGCCGATGTGCCCATCAAGGTTAAGCTCGCCATTATGCTGCTCGTGGGAGACATGTATGAGAATCGCGAGGCGTCTACGGATAGGCAGATGCAGGGACTGCCGAACGGCATACAAAGCATGTTGTGGTTTGAGCGTGTGCTGGATTTGGATAGCACGAGACAGTAATTGAAACGGTCTTGCCCGAATTTGGTTGTAGGCTATGACGATTTCCATTAAGATTCAGCGCTGCTACGGCTCGGGGCGGCATTATTACGTGTCGCTGCGCAAGAACCGGCATCACTGGCGATCTTCGGGGAAGCTTGATGATGTGCTTCAGGTGCGCGCCTGGCTGCGTTCGCAGCTTCGCCGCAAGCGTTTCAAAAGGCTGTTTTGTGGCGGATCGGCAAATCCTCGGTCCGGTTTTATGAGCGTGCTGGATGGCGTGTTTATCACCCTGGGGATCTCGGATCGTTGGTATTACGATGACAATAATTGAAGGATAGTGGCTAGTGGTTAGCCTCTGCTGGGGGTTGAATGTTTCGGAATTTGACGCAACGGGGACGCATGCGGCGGCTTAAAAAGTTGGGTCCGATGCGCGCTTGTGAGACTGCGGCGCTTGATATTCAGGGATCGGCGGAGCTGAGAGATAATGCCACGGCGAGACGTAATTCGAGCGGGAAAGCTGAGGCACCAGATCCAGATCATGGATCTGGCAACTCAGCAGGATCAATTCGGCGGCCCGATCACGGCTGACGCGGCGCCGTTTGCCACGGTGCGAGCTTCGATTGAGGCGCTATCCGGGCGCGAGTTATATCAAGCCCAGCAGATGGTTGCGCAGGTCACTCATCTGGTTACTATTCGTTGGATGGCCGGTCTTAAGTCGAAAATGGACGTTTGGTTTTCCGAGGGCTCGCCGGTGGTCACGCGCCAGTTTCAAATTCTCGACGTACAGAACCCGGACGAAAAACACCATGTTCTGCTTCTCTACTGCATCGAGCGTGATGATTCGGCTTATGAAATCGCCGGGCAGTAGGGGCGACGCGCCGCGTCGCCCTTACTGATTGATCTATGGCGCAGCCTGAATTTGACGTGAAGATCGACGGCCTGGATGTGCTTCAACGCAAGCTGGAAACCTTTCCGCTGGCTGTTGCTCGGCGATGTTTCCGTGAGGCTATGACGTTTGCGGTAAGGGTTTGGGTGGATGAGATGCGGGCGCGGGCGCCCAAGCTGGATAAGGTTAAGCTCTCCGAGAATCCGCGCTATGTGCGCACGCCGGGTTATCTATCGCAGCATATTGGCGTCAGGTTGACCATCAATCGGGATTTGCAGGCAAGCGCTCAGGTGGGTCCGGGAAAGTCCGCCTACTGGGGCCTGTTTCAAGAGCTGGGTCGGCGCGCCGCGGCCGCGGGATTAAAGCTTCCGGCGTGGCTCGGTGGACGCGGGAGGCGGAGCGGCGGAGCATCGGCTATGGCGGCCAGGCCCTTTGTGCGGCCATCGTTCGAAGCGCGGGCCGATGACGTGATTAACCGCTTCGCGGACAGCCTGACGAAAATTGTCGCCGAGGAGATTCAGAAACATTCTTCTCGCTAGTGGCTGGTATGTCGGCTGAAAACTGACTACTGAGAACTGAGAACTTTTTTATGTTTGAAGCTGGCTTGTACAATCTCCTCGCGAGCAATCCGGGTATCATGGCCCAGGTGGGCGGAAGCCCTTTCGCGCGCGCCGATGGCGCCAGCGGGGTTTTTCCCGTGCAACTTCCCGAGGCTAGCGTGCTTCCAGCTTGTGTTTATACCGTGCTTCACGGGCAGTCGGTTAATTCTGTGCAGGGTACTAACCGGCTGGAGTTCAAGCGCCTACAGGTGGATTGCTACGGGCGCCATTACGGGGATGCCAAGAACATGATGAAGGTGGTTATGGATTGCCTTCTTTCCTATCGCGGTCCGCTTTCCGATGGTACTTTCATGGCAGGCGCCCTGAAGGTTGCCGAGATTGATGCTTTTGAGGATGCCCCATTCCTCTATCGTGGCGTGGTTGATTTTTCCGTCCACATTACAAATCCAGCAGAGTAAGGGTTATCAGTTATGTGTAGGGGTGACGCGCCGCGTCGCCCCTACCGATAATTGCAAACCAAATTTTCTGAGGTGAACTCGCGATGTCCAACACGTATACCAAAAGCAATGCCTTTGCCGGCCTGGGCCTGATCGTGGCTATTGGCAATAACGAATCCCAGGAGGTCTTTACCACGGTGGGCGAGGTGCGGTCCTTTTCCGGTCCGGACCTCAAGAGTGAAACCGTGGACGTTACTAACGTCCAATCGCCGGGCGGGGTTAAGGAGTTCCTTGCCACGTTGACCGACCCGGGCGAGTGCGATATTCCGACCAACTATGTCCCGGATGATCCCGGTCAGCAAGCGGTGTACGCGGCCTGCATCGCAAAAACTCGGATGCCCTTCCAGATCACACTTCCTCCAAGTTCCTGCGAGGGCACTGGGTTAACGCCCGGTGTGTGGAATTTGACCGCTCTGGTTACCAACCTGAAGATCGATATTCCGTTAGACAAGGAAGCTACGTTCACGATCAAGTTGAAGGTTTCTGGGCTGCCCACTTTTACGCCGGCGTCTTGATAATTCGCGCGGTGAATTCAAAATCGGGTCATCGGGTCATCGGGCCATTAAAAAAACCTTGTGGGTTCAATGGTTCTTAAATGGCTCGATGGCCCGATGACTGAATGACCCGATCTTTGGAGGGGTTTCATGAAGCTTAAAGAAGCGCTCAAGCGTCGGATCGTGCCATCCGTCCTGCTTGCGCTTGATCTGACCGATGATGACGGCTCGCAAATGCAGCGCACGTTGCGGCTTTCGTTCGATTACAACGCCTATGCGCTGATCCAGGATCGAACCGGCCTTGATGCCACCGGGCAGGATGTTTGGAGGGACCTGAACGCTGCCACGGTCTCGATCATGTTGTGGGCCGCCGTGCTCGCCTGCCAGCCTGAATACGACGGTGAAGAGGGCTTGGGAGTGATTCGGTCTTATATGGACCGCGGTAACCAGGACCTAATCATGGAGAAGCTTTTCGAAGCGCACATCGCGGCACTGCCGGAGCGCGTGCGCAGTGCCTTAATGGAAGCCAAACAGCGCTTGAAAGAGGGTAAAGACCCTACCCGGCCTCCGACGCCTCCCGAGACGGCGGAGGGGACGAAAAACCTCTTACCTGGCTAGACCAATGGGCCATAGCGCGTTACGATTTGGGCTTGAGTGACGCCGAATTCGGGCGGCTCTGTCCTGCCACGTTTGACGCGCTACTGACGCGTAAGGGCGAAGAGCATAAGCGTAACTGCTATTACGCGGGCCTGGTGGCAGCTTCCGTTTACAATGCAAACCCTTTCCGGGAAAAGAATTCGAAGGCGGTAAGCCCGCTGGATTTCATGCCCGGCGAACGGCCGATCAAGCGCCAGACGGTGCAAGAGGCGGTGGCTGCCATGACCCGCGCATTCGGTTGTGGCCCCAAAAAGAAGTAGGGCCGAGCAGCGTTCGGCCATAAGAAATGTGAAACGATCCATGCTCACCAAGCTCATAAAATGGATTTTGATTTTACTGGCCTTGCCGCTTTGGGTGTTTCTGTGGGCGCTGAGCGGCTTTCGTAAGTTTGGTTTGTAGGGCGATTCGCCATGGCATTTTCGCTGGGTTCAATCTACGTCGAGCTGGTGGCCAATACCGCTAAATTCCTGTCTGGAATGGACGCGGCCAGCGTAGCTGCGCGCAAAACCGGCAAGGATATTCGGTCGGGATTGGGCGAGGTTGGGAACGCTCTGGCCGCGCTTGGGCCTGCTGGTCAGCAGATCGGCTCCGTGCTCGATGGTATTGGCAATAAGGCTAACGAGGCGTTCACCGTGGCCTCGCGCAACGGGCGCGGCTTCGGTACGCTGATGGCGGGATCGGTGCTGGGCGGCGTCACGGCGCTCGCGGGCGGGATGTTTGCATTGGCCGAGCACGCGGCGGACGTGGGCGCCAAGATTTACGATGCCAGCCAGAAGACCGGGATTAGCGCCGAGCAGATGTCCGGCTTGATGGCGATTGCTAAAGAGACGGGAGGGAATTTCGACGGGCTGACTACCAGCCTGGCACGGGCTAGTGTGAGCCTTGAGAAAACCGCTCAGGGCGCTGGCAAAACCAATAAGACCCTTTTCGATATGATGGGAGGGGCTAAGGGGGCCGCGGAGCTTGGACTTCAGCCCATGGGTGATCGCATTCAGGCTGTACTGAAGCACATTTTTGCCCTGAATGACGTTGGACAGCGCAACTTGGCGCTGAATCAGTTACTCGGCCGGGGATGGATGGGGAACGTCACGACTTTGAAGCTCCTGGCTGGGCAGGGTTACGGTCCGGCCATCCAGAAGGCGCGCGAGTTTGGAATTTATTTTGACGCGGAGCATGCGGCCCAGGCGAAGCAATTCCAAGCGTCTCTCGCCGAAATGAAAGGTGATATTGCCTCGCTTGGAATGACGATTGGTCAGTGGGTTATTCCGAAGATCCGGGACTGGATGCAGGGGCTGCAGGGCCTAAGTGCGCGCTGGGAGGCGTTCAAAAAGATATTGAGCGCTGGCGTGGCGATTATGTCCGGCGACCTTAGCGGGGCGCGGGATCGTTGGCATGAATACGAGGAAGCGAACAAAAAGGCTGACCAGGCGCAAACCGATTTCCTGGTACACCTGCAAAATGTGGCTGCGGGCGCTGGTAAAGGAGCGGACGGGGAAAATAAGTTAACGCATGGTATTAAGGCGCACGCGGACGCCCTGGCCGCGCTGATCGAACGCGAGCGCGACGAGATGGCGGAGCTTAGAATCCACGGCAATAAATCGCGCGAGATCCAGGCGGAGTATGATCGCACGGTTCGAGAGATCAATAAGGCCGTCGCGGCGGGGGGATCGTATTCCGAATCGCTGATCGCACAGGGACTGGCGCTTGATATTCTTCGCAAGAAGATCATGGATTATCTCTTAACGTTTCCCACCATGATTCCCAAACTTCCCTGGCTGCAAATGTCGAAAGCGCCGGATCTGAAAATTCCGAGCTTGCCGGGTCTGCCGGATGCTCTCGGCGTACCTCATCCCCTTAATCAAACGCTTTCCCAGCTTGCCAGGCTTACCGGCCAGGCGGATAGCACGCGGGGAGAATTCAAGGCGTTGCGGGAAGAGACTGAGCTTTCGGATGTTTCCTTCGCCAGGCTTGCGGCGGCGTTTCCGGGACTGACTGAAGCTGAGGTTGCGGCCACCGCGGCGGGCCGCAACATGATCGAACAACTGACCAAGCTCGATAAACTCGGCACGGCCTCCGAGCAATTCACGGAATTCAAAAATCGGCTGATTGTGGATGGCAACGACTTGGCCGGCCATCTGATTCATACCTTGGGCGGGGCGCTCGATCAGCTTGAAGACCAGCTCGCTCACCTCGCGATGACCGGCAAGGCGAATTTTAAGCAATTGGCCCAAGGGATCGGGGGACAGATCCTCAAGGACGGGATGCAAAAGGGTGTCAGTTCCATTCTGGGGCATTTCGGAATCAGCGCGGGCGGCGGTAAGCCTGAGGGCACACAGGGCTCGCCTTTCTGGGTGAAGTTGATTGACAAAATTCCGGGTTCGGGTGGATTGCTTCCGGGCGGTGGCGGATCGGCGGCTCCCAGCGAAGACGCTGGGGGCGGCGGCGGATCGGCGCTGGGGCAAGCGGCGAATGGCTTGGGGAGTATTGCCTCGTCTTTGGACAGGCTCTTTGCCGGATTCCTGGCCTCGGGTGGCGACGTGAGTCCCGGCCATGCCTATGTGGTGGGTGAGCGGCATCCTGAACTGTTTGTGCCTCGGGCGGCGGGTAGTGTCGTGCCATCGCTGCGCTCGCAGGAAGTGCGGCCATTGACCTACGCGCCCACGTTCCACATCAATACGCCCAATCCTGACGCATTCAGGCGCTCGCAGAATCAGATCTTAACCGAGGGCTATCGGACTATGCTGGTGGTTCATGGTAGGAATTCGTAGGGGCGGTTCGCGAACCGGCCCTACCGCGGGATATCCCATACAAAACAGGCAACAGGCCGGTGGGCTGGCACACGGAGCGGGTCACACGATGGTTGTGGCCGTCTATAAGCCGGACCGTGAGGCCACAGCGGAGTACAGGCCGGCATAATGGAGGCAAGGGGAACGGGCTGGGCCTCAGCCAAGCGGTCGATAGAGGGGGCGGATTCCGGCCTGCCTCCTCTCGTTTTTGGTAGGGGCGACGCGCCGCGTCGCCCCTACAGGAATTACTATGTTTTTCGAATGCGAATTTCCGACCGCGATAGCCTTCCAAGCCTCGGGCGGGCAGATGTTTTCCACCCAGATCAACGAGGGCTTTTCGGGGTATGAGCAGCGCAATCAGAATTGGTCGCTACCTCGCGGCAAGTGGAAGATCGCCCTGGATCACAAACCACTCAGCTATTTTCAGCAGGTCTATGATTTCTGGCTGAATGTCAAGGGACGTGCGGACGCCTTTCGTTTTCTCGATCCCAAGGACTGCCAGGCTGTGGATCAGGTCTGCGCGCTAGTCAACGACAGTCCATTTACCGGGTGCGTTTATCAGCTCCAGCAGACCTATGTGGCCGGGCCTCGCAGTATTACCAAGCCCGTCTATAAGCCCATCACTTCCGCGGTCTTGAGATTTGACGGCACGTACTGCTCACAGGTGGTCAGGATTTACGTGGGTGGCGTGCTCGCTGTGGGTTGGGCTCTCGATCAGACTACCGGCCTCGTAACGCTGGCTGAAGATCCGGGAAGTTCGCCGGTAACGTGGAGTGGCCAATATCATCTGCCGGTTCGCTTCGATACAGATGAGTGCAACGCGGTGATCGAAGAAAGTGATGTGGCAGACGGTTATGCGTTGATTACCTGGCCGGGCGTCGAACTGTACGAAGTGCGGCTGTTGCAGGTGGGGGCCGGTAATTTGGGATCGTGACTATTGATGATTTGCGATTGGTGATTGGTGATTAACGAGGCGCCTTTTCCTTGGCATTTCTTTCTGCTGCTTCTTTTCACTTGGAGCGTGCTGCGTGCGTTCGGGTCATAATCCATTTGTGTCGTGCGTCATGCCCACGGCGGACCGGGCTCCGTATGTCCCTCAGGCGATCCGCTGCTTTCTCGCACAGACCTATGGGAATCGCGAGTTGGTGATTGTGGATGATGGCAAGAAGAGCGTGGAGGGTTTAATTCCCTCCGACCTGCGCATTCGCTACTTTCGGCTTACCGAAAAACACGTCCTGGGGGCCAAGCGAAATATGGTTTGCGATATCGCTCAGGGCGAGGTTATCGCGCATTGGGATGATGATGATTGGAGCGCGGCGGGCCGACTGGGAGATCAGATCAAGCGCTTGCTGGAATCGAAAAAAGGCGTGACCGGCTACCATCGCTTTTTCTACTGGGATGATGTGGGACGCCGGGCTTACCAGTATCAATTCACGGGCGCCGGGTTCTACGCTGCCGGGTCCACGCAATGTTATCTCAAAAGCTATTGGCAGGCCCACCCGTTTGCTTCGAAACAGCGCGCGGAAGATTCGGATTTCAGCTTTACGGCCGCGAAACTGGGGCAGCTTACCAGTGTGGTAAGCACATTGCTTGTGGCCCGCGCGCACGCTGGTCAGGGTTGGAAGGTGCCGCTAGGATCGCACGGTTTTCCGGCTGTTGACCTTAAGGATCTGCCGGCAGAATTTCTTGAATTTGTAGGGGTGACGCGCCGCGGCGCCCCTACCATACTATGAAAACCATCTCCACCGCGCTGCAAGAACATTTCGGTCAGGACTGCACTACGCTGGCTGTGCTTTGGAAAGTGGTGCGTCAGGATGGCACGGTCCTGGGTTTCACCACGCACGATCAGGACATAACTTACCGGGCCCTGGGCGCGCTGCCCGAGACGGGGCCCTTCACTTACGAGGCGATTTCCGGCCTTACGAACTCCGCCAGCGAGTCGGGGTCAGACCTGTCGGTTGATAACGTCGAGGTTACCTCGTTT